GTGGGCAGAAGTGTTTTCGCAATTTACATTGGTGCCGAACCTGAGCCCGCACACCATCGGCCCGACCGGCGCGACGTTCACCGTCGCGACTCGGCCGATGTCGCTCGAAGGCTGTTCACTGAACCTGACGACGAATACGCCGGATGTATTCGTGCCGATCGACCTGATCGACTTTCAGGTCTACCAAGCGCTCTCGGTGCCAGGGATCGCGACCTCGATTCCGACGGCGGTCTACTACGAGACGAACTGGCCGAACGGGAAGCTGTTCTTCTACCCGATTCCGAGCTTTGCCTATGCGGTGCGCTTTGCGATTCGCACATTGCTCGGCATCGTGACGCTCTCGGACAATCTGGACTTCCCGCCGGGATATCAGGAGGCGTTCACACTGACGCTAGCGGAAGCGCTGGCGACGCCGATGGGACGCAGCGTGCCGCTCCAGACGACGAAGAATGCGGCGAAGGCGCGGGCGCGCGTGGATGTCAACAACACCATCATGCCGCTGCTGGACCTGCGCGACGGCCAGCAGGAGCGCACGAACAGCGCGACGAACTTCAACTATCACGGCCGTACTTGGAACACTTAAATATGCGTCCAAGTTTTGCGATTACAGATCAGCGAAACGCTTGGCACGTTAACGCCGAATGCGCGTGCGATCTCTTGCAGCTTGATGCCTTTGGCGCGCATTTCTCTGATCTGAACAACGTTCGTTTCGGTGAGCTTAGACATGCCGTGTTGAGAACCGCCATTACGCGGCGATTTCCAGTCGCGCTTCAGAACATTGATCGCATGTTGGATGTTTTCTTTTCGTGTCACATATTCAAGATTTTCAGGTCGATTATTCGTTTTGTTTCCATCAATGTGATTGACTTCATAACCGATCGGAATCGGTCCAATGAAAGTTGCAGCAACGAGACGATGCACATAGAAGCTTGGGGCGTTTTTAGGTCCAATCGACAAGCGAAGACGCGGATACCCGGCCTTGGTAAGGTCGGCTGTCAGCGGATATCGCTTCACGCCTCGCACGCGTCCAAAACTGCTGACTTCGCAACGACCATCGGTATTTGGAACGACGCGCCATTCTTCCATTCGTTAATTGTAACAGATTTCAATTAGGACGCACATGCACCGAAAACTCTGGCTGCTTCTCGTCGGCTGGCTGATCGCGGCGCCGGTCAGTGCGCAATTCCTCGGCCCGCCGCAGACCATCACGGTTATTGACTCCGGCACGGCCTGTGTCACGGCTCCGACCGCGTGCGCGACGTTCACCGTCAGCACAGCGACAAGCCTCGCGCTCGATATCAGCGGCACTTGGACGGGCACGCTGACCTTTGAAGGGACGGCCAACGGCACGAACTACCGCACGATCCAGATGACGAAGCCGGTCGACGGCACGACCACTACAACGACGACAGCGGGCGGCACCTTCGTCATTGCCAACGCCGGGATGATCAATGTGCGCGTGCGGGCGACGGCGACGATTACCGGCAGTGCGGTCGTAACGGGCAGCCGCGGCTACGCAGGCGGCCTGGGGGGCGGCTCGGGCTCGGTGACGCATACCGGGGGCGCCCTGACCGCGAACGCGCTCATAATCGGCGCTGGGGCCGCAGACGTGGCGGCGCTGGGGTCATTGGGCACCACAACGACGGTGCTCCACGGTAACGTGGCTGGCCCCCCAACGTTTGGCCCGGTGAGCTTGTCGGCAGATGTGACCGGAAATCTGCCGGTAACCAACCTCAATTCCGGCACGTCGGCCTCAGCGACGACGTTTTGGCGCGGCGATGCGACATGGGCGACTCCCGCGGTGACGTTCCCGGTGTCGATGAATGGCGGGACGATTCTGAGCGGTCTCGGTGTGAACGGGAAGGCGCAGTTCACGAATAGCGGGAATACAGGTTCGGTCGGCTTGTTGCTCGGCCCCGCGACCTCGAATGGCATCGGGTTCGATTCAGGTAATCCAGGGCTGGTCAAAATCACCGATGGCACACTCGGCACGACGATCGATACGGTGGCGCGCGTGCTCGTCGCGGACACAGGCGTGCTGGTCAACAGCAACGGCTATCAAGGCACGTCGCATGTGACCTTCTCGGCGACACGGCCGACGATCGCAAGCGGCTTCGGCACGACGCCCGTAATCTCGGGCATCAGCGGGGCGGCATTTCGCATCGTGATCGGGACAGGCGGCACGGACACAACCGGCGTGCTCACGATGACGCCGACGGCCACAAATGGTTGGGTGTGCGACGTTAACGATATCACGGCGGCCAATCAGACTACGCGACAAACGGCCTTCACGACGAGCACGGTGACGATTACGACCACGTTGGCGTGGGTCGCAGCGAACGTGCTGCTGTTCAAGTGTGCGGCCTTCTGACCCATGCCGTTGTGGGCCTCGTTCGTCGGTCCCGCCTACCGCACCCGCTCCGAGAACCTAGATGCGGAGACGCTCAAGAGCCTCTACGTCGAAACGATTACGGCCAGCGGGAACGCGAAAAAATCCAATCTCTACGGGACGCCTGGTTCGCGGTTGTTTGCGACCGTGCCCACCTCCGGCAGCCGCGGCGCGTTCGATCAGGACGGCCTGACGCTGTTCGTGATCGGGGACCGGCTCTACACGCTCAATCTGACGCTGAATGCGGCGACGGACATCGGCGGCATCACCGACGATGGCGCCCCGGTGACCTTTGCCTCGAATGGTCGCGGCGGCGAGCAGATTGCCATTTGCGGCGGCGGCGAACTGAAGATTCTTGACCTGTTGACGATGGTGCTGAGCGCGGCGATTGCGCTGCCGCTCTCGAATGCGCCGCTGATGGTCAACTTCATCGACGGCTATTTCCTGTTGTGCGAAGTGAACAGCATCCGGGTGTGGTTCTCGAATCTGGAGGACGGCGAAATTTGGGATGCGCTCGACTTCTTCGCGCGTTCGCAGACCTCGGACAACATCGTGGCGATCAAGGTGCTCAAAGACAAAATATGGACCTTCGGATCGTTGACGACAGAAGTGTTTTACGACAGCGGCGACCTTGACAACCCCTTCGTGCCCTACCCTGGCTCCATCATTCAGGAAGGCACCGTCTCGCCATGGGCCGTCGGCGTGCAAGGCGAAACGATCGTCTGGATGTCGCAGGACAACGAAGGCAAGGGCCGTGTGGTATCTGCGACGGCGTATGACCCGGTGCGCATTTCGACACCAGCGTTGGACTTCGCGCTCGCTGGATATGGCTTCCTCGGCGACGCGGAACTGAACATCTACGAGCAGGAAGGGCATCCCTTCGCGTGCTGGTCGCTGTTTGCGGCGGGTATCACCTGGTGCTACGATGCGCGCGAATCGGTCGTGCGCGGTGAGCCGGTGTGGCATCAGCGCGATACGGTGAATTTCGAGACGGCGCAGGTCACGGCATGGCGCACGCGCGGCCTCGTGTCCACGACTGTCGGGATTCTCATTGGCGACGTGGAGACCGGCGGCATCTACGAGCTCGACCTTGACACGTTCTGCGATGCCTGCGGGCCGATTCGCCGCGAGCGCACGGCACCCTACGCTAGCGATGAAAACCAGTGGTTGTTTCTCGATCAGATCGAACTTGGCATTCAGTCAGGCGTGGGGCTCGTGCTCGGGCAGGGCGTGAACCCCGTCGTGATGGGCGAAATCTCCCGTGACGGCGGCCATACGTGGGATCCGCCGGTGACGGCAAATCTCGGGCCGCTCGGGTCTTACAATGAACCGGCAACGTGGTATCAGTGTGGCCGTGTGCGCGCCGATCGGTTCGTGTTCCGCGTGACGCAGACGGATGAAGTGCGGTGCGTTTATGGTCCTGGGCTTTGGCTGAGAGTTACGCCGGGGAGCGGACAACGCTGATGCCACCGCTCACTCTACTCAAGTTCCCGCCGCCGCCGAACGACATCGCGCCGTTCGACGCGCTCCCGAACGGCATTTTCAGCAACCCGTGGCAACGCTGGTTCCTCGCGCTGGCGCGTGCGTTTGCCATTGCGGTCGCCCCGGCCGATGCGGCCTTTGTCGTGACGGCCGCGAATCCGGCCTTGACGCACGCGACCAACCTCGGCGCGCTGGTGTCCGGTTATCTACGCATCGTGACGCTCGCGGGCGTGGCGACGGTGTTCTCCGATGTCGTCGTGACGTCGCAAGTGGAGCCGACCATCGACGTCACGATCCGCACGAACGAATCCGGCATCGTGGCCGACCGCTTCGTCATCGCGCTCGGTCGGACGCTGACCATCAACCCCGGCGCGGTGTTTCAGGTCACATGAGTTTCATCAAGCTCTCGGAAACCGTCGCTCCGCCGACGCCTGCTGCCGGGCTCGTGGAACTGTTCGTGGACGTCGCCTCGCGGCTCTCGCAGATCGATGACGCGGGCACCGTTACGGTGTTCGCGGCCGAACCCGGCACGGGCGCGGTTGTGCAGAACTCACCAGCGGATCCGACCGGCACCACGACCAGCGGGATGATGGGCCTCGCGTCCGTCATCACGCCGGTCACGACGGGCCGTATCCACGTCACGATTACCGGCACGATTGCCAACGCGACGGCGATTGCCGACGGCGCGAACGTGCAGCTCCGCACGGGCACAGGCACGCCGCCCGCCAATGCCGCCGCGCTGACTGGCACGGTGGCCGGCGGGCTGGTGAAATATGTGGCGGCCACGACCGCCGAAAAGGCGCCGTTCACGGTCTGCGCGATCGTGACCGGGCTGACATTAAACACCGCGCGCTGGATCGACCTTGGCCTCGCGGCGGTGATCGGTGGCACGGCGACGGTCAAGGATCTCTCCGTGACGGCCTTCGAGTTCTGAGATGGCCGTAGCCCCTAACAGCGCGCTCGATGCCGCCGTCGCGGCCTTGCAGGCGCAGCCGTATCCGTGGTTCCTGCCGGTCTACAGCATTCGGCTGAGCGACCCAGCTGTCTATGCGTCGATCGTCGCGACCTATGGTTTCGGTACGCCGGTCATTATCGGGCTGTCGCCGACGGACGCTGAAGTGCTGACCGGCCTGACTATCAGCCAAGACACGAGCTACGCCGCGCAGATCGTCGTGCCGCAAATTTTCGTCCATCCCGACGCGCAGAACGTGCTCGGCACGATCGTGCCGCTCAACGTCAGCGGCGGAACCATTTTCACATCCTATGCGACCCCATTCGGCCGCTCGGATCGCGTCGTCTGGGAATGGCAATGCGACGTGCAACTTGATCCGGCCGTGGCCTATGTGGCGCCGACAACGGGGCGCTACGAACAGGAGATTGTGACGTGGGTCGGTGACAATGCGGCTGGGCGGTTGATCCCAACGACATTCGATCTGACCGTGGGCGTTGTCGCGGTCTGGATCTGCGGCGGCGTTGGCGCGGGCATCAAGGATGTCAACTGCTTCCGCTACCGCGGCATGTCCGGCACGAGCATTATGGGCGCTGGCGCGAGCCCGGTGACCACCTACGGCATCATGAGTTTCACGGCATCAGGCTTCACGGTGACCGAAGGCGACTTCGCCGGTTTCCCGATTGCAAATTTCCTCGGCAACTCCTACACCGCGATCGTGATGCGTGACACGACGGGCGACAATCGCTATCTCCGCGTGGGCGGCTACACCGGCACGGGAAATTTCGATGATGCGATGACGGTGCAAGCAGACCTCACGCATGTGACGGGCGGGTTCTTGCTGGCGTGGGACGGATTACCTGTGACCGATATCAGCTTCGGCACGGGTAACTATGTGTTCCATTTCTTGTCACCAACAGCGGGATTTCTCACGCCAGCCTATCGCGGCGCGCCTGGCGGGGTGAACTTTCATTTCACCGGAGCGCCGCGCGTGTTTCCTGTCGGCTTCACACCAACGCATCTCTGGATCTGGGGTGTAAACGTCGCCTATCGTTCTTTCGAGTTTGTGACCGACGACTGCCTTTCCTCGATCGCCATTTCAGGGTCAGCGGTCGCCGATGCGATTAAGGATTTGTCGGCTGGGGGATTCACGGTTGGCGCTGATGTGAACACTAATTCGAGCGGCAGTATTTATAATTGGCTTGCGCTGAATGCGGACGCGTTCTTTCTTGCGCAGCATCTATTTGCGAGCTTTAAGACGACGGGTGCTGGTGCGCCGCCCACACCCGTGACGGGTTTCGGATTTATACCCGGCCTCGCCTTCGCGGAACGCTTCACGACACCCGCGTTAACTTCTGGCGGCATCTGGCGCGGGCCTGATCAGGCAGGGACGGATTCCACCTATTGCGCGTTCTACGCGCCGAGCAACGACGTGCCCGCGCAAGGCATTCGGTCGATGGATGCCGACGGCATCACGATTGGGACGGAGATCGCGCCAATCGGCGTGGATGCCTACGGGTGGGCCTTTAAAACGAGCGGCAGCGTGATTCCTCCTGCCGCCGCGCCGGGGCCACCGTATAATCCAGTTGCCGCGCCGCCGGGATCGTATGTGCCGAACGGGGCGTTGCTCACGGGCGGTCCTGGATTCGGCGCTGGCCGCACAACGCCGTGCGGGTGTCCTTTGGAGGAGTAATGGCGACCATTCTCAATGTCATCCCAATGCCTGTCGCGCAGTGGTTCAATGACGACGGCACGCCGTGTGCGGGCGGCACGGTCTACGCTTTCGAAGCGGGATCGAGCACGCCCATGGAGATGTTCGGCGACGCGGGTGGCAACACCTCGTTCACGTCGAAACTGCTCGATGCCAGCGGGCGGGCGGCCATTTTCCTCGGACCGGGGGTCTACAAAATCGACGTGCAGGACGCCGACGGCAATTCGCTTATGGGGTATCCCATCGACGACATTACCGGATCGTTGGTGACCGGCGCCGTGCAGGCCTCGCATACACTCAGTCCCAACATCAACGCGAACGGGTTTGCGAACGACTTCAGCGCGACCATCAACAAAGCGGGGAGCGGCACCCATCCCGTCTTTGCGACGGTGGAGATTCAGGCGCCGACCATCGGCGCGGGCGCGGCGACGCTGACCGAAGCGGATACGCTCTACATCCCAGCCGCGCCGTCGGGCGGCTCCAGCAACTACGCGATCCATGTGGCGGGCGGCCTGTCGAAGTTTGACGGCGGGGTGCAGACACCGGCCGTCAGCAGTAGCCCGTCCTCGGTGCTGGTGATTACTACGAACGTCATTACACCGACGGGCAGCGTGCATCATCTGGGCGCAGGCGTCGTGAAGACCATCACGGTGCCGACCGATGTGGTCGGGCCGTCCACGCTCTGGCTGATTCCCGACGCGGCGTTTACGTGGGATGCGACCGACAATATTTCGGTGCCTGGGACCGCCGTGGTGAATGTGGCGCTGGCCTTTGTCTGGGATGGAAGCCATTGGAATCCCAGCTACGTCTAGCGCGTGTAGAATAGGACCGTTTTTATGCCCGACAACCAATACGCCACGGCGACACCGGCCCAGCCCGCGCTGGGCTATGGACAGCGTGGCGAAGCCTCGATCGACAGCGTGAACCAGTGGATGCGATCGCAGCCGTGGTATCAAGCGTTACTGTCGTCGTGGGGACAAAATCCGAATAGCATCAAACTGAACGACCAGCAGAAGCAGGCGGTCATTCGCGCGGCGCAGGCCAACGGGGTCGTGGTGGACGAAGGCGGCAACGGGCAGGAAGTCGACGACAGCGGTAACTTCCGCGCGAAGGGGCATAAGCTGCGGAACACGCTGATTGTCGCCGGCCTTGCAGGCGCGGCATTACTGACGGCTGGCGCAGCGGGCGCGTTCGGTGGCGCGGCCGGCGCTGGTGCTGGCGGCGTCGAAGCTGGCGCGACAGCGGGCCTCGGAACGGCCGCGCTCCCCGGCGCGATGGCCACGCTGCCAGCGCTGGCTGGCACCACAGCGGCTGTTATGGC